GCTTTTTTTAACATCTCAAACTTAAAGCTCCTCCAAGGGAAAACACAAAACATACTACCATTACTAGACCTGACTATTTCCGTAAACTTGCTCTTATAAATCCATGCTATCTTTGAATTAATAGGAATTATCAATTTAAACAACCTACTTTTCTTGGTAGAAATAATTTTCTTACCACCCTTAACAAATAGCAATAGATTTTCATAACCACAATTATCGAAATAAAAGTCATTTTTATTAGATTTTATATTAGAATAATACAAGACACTATAAAACACTCTGGAAATCATCAATAAATTGTGACTCAATTCTGTCCTCAGATAACTATCCTCCAATTGGTTTAATAACTTTTTCATATCTTCACAAGTCCTTTTGAGATTAATTCCCACTGCTTCTGTTTGTGAGTAAATATGATCTGGACACTTATCAGACCTTTGGCTAAATAAAATCTCTATCAAAGATTGAAATTTAAGCAACAACTCATTATATTCTAGGTTTTTTGCCACTTTGATTTTGCCCTTTTCTTGATTAAAATGCTCCATCTCATTAAACCAATTACTTTTCAAATACCCCTGGCTTAAAGTTATTTTATTTTTATAAGTTGTTCTAGTACTTTCACCCAGGTTTTTACTATAATCACCTTTTAATTTAACAATATTTGAACAGATATCTCTGATTTCATCACTTATCACAAGATTAAACTCATCGACCAGTTTATCTAAAAATTTCAAATTGCTAATATTTTTCAACTTTCTAAATGTGTTCGGATCTACCAATCTATTGAGGTCATTCTGAACCTTAACCAGGTCTTGACTTACTCTGTTTAAATTGTCAAAATCCATATCACGTATGATTCTTTTTTCAGTAAACTTAACATCTTTAACCTTCGCAATCAAGAAATTAGTCAAGGTAAGTTTTGTCTTTATTTTTAAACATTTGTAGTTACCCATTATCAAACCTAAAGAAATAGGAAACATAAAGCAGTCTTTATTCTGTGCTATGACATTGTCTGTTTTAATATTATTCTTTTTTGATAATAAATCCAAATATAAGTCTTCTACTGAATCAACTTGACTATCTAATAACTTGTCACCTATTAAACTCACACCTTCAGCAGTATTGTATCTTTTCTTCAATAACTCCAAATATGCACTTGTGTCAAAAATTAGTTCAGAGAATTTTGACCTTTGGAAATTACCTTCTAAACTCACGTCACCATAAATATTGAAGGGCTCCTCAACATCATTAAAACTTCCTGAAACATCAGTCCAGTTTATTAATTCTAATGATCTTCCCTGAATCAGGGACATCAAAGTGTTTTTACTTATACCCTCATCATCTAAATCTATAAATGCATTATTATTTCTTACATTACAAAAAATCTTATATTTACCTCCTTGTTTCTTGAATTTAATTTCTCTCTCTAATTTTTGAATATTTCCCCATAAAGAAGATAGCACATGTTGTTGCTTAAATCTTTTAATGGATACAATATTTGTATAACTTTTAAAGTTTAGATCAACAAATTCTACTTTAGGGTTGATATTTAAAGGATTTTTCAAATCATAATCTGTATTACTTAATAATTCAGGCATCATCTGTGAAATATGGTAGTTGAGATATTCAAATCTTTCTTTCAACATACTAATTGTAGGATCAGGATTATCGTTCAGGTTTAATCCAAATTTTGAAGAAATATCATTTATTAAACTAACTAGACCTGAAGTATCACTATCCAATGATAATACTGCATAAAAATCATGAACAACATGCCCTTTAC